TCACAGAAAATCGACGGAGGCTATGGCATGGTCTTCGTTCACATGAATCTCCTGAATGATGGAACGCCAGAAAGCTCTGCGGTTTTCTTGTGATAATTGATCATACATGGTCCGGAAATCTGTATCCAATAGTTCTTCAAGATAGCTGTAGTTTGGAGCTGGTTCTGGAAGAGAGTTCTGCAGATCATTTAATTCGCTTTCGACACGACTGTACTCTTCATTGTAATAATCCCATTCAATTCGTCCCTTCTGGAATAGAAAATTAAGACGGTCCAATTCTTTTCTTAACTTCTCGGGGGACTGCTTTTTCTTTTGCTTCTCTTTCTCTTTTTCAATTTTCTCGCACTTTACTTTATAATTCTTGTATTCATTCTCTAAGTTATCAAGCAAATAATTCTCAACAAGGTTCTGACTCAGTCTGTGTCTGTAAGAACATATGTGATCGATCATAGCCCTGTTACATCGGTAATAGCAGTAAGTTCTTTTGGCACCAGTTTTCCTGTTGATGATGGACGAACACCCGGTACCGCATAGCAATTGGCCACACACGGGACATCGAATCATTCCTGCAAACAGATAGATGCGGCCAGAAGGCGTAGCTTTAACATTTCGTTTTTGTATCTTCTGTAATTTGTTCCACTCATCTTCAGTAAGATATGCAGGGCAGTAAGGGAATCCTCGATAGGTGCCCTTGTAGAATTCGCTGGAAAGAAGCGTCCTCATGATTCCGAAACTGAAATCAGGATCATAGGTTTCTTGTATGTATCTGAGCGTAGCGCACTTATTTTGATGCTTGAAGAAATATTTATAAAATGCATCCACGACATGTTCTCGATCAGGATCTTTCACCATGCGCTTCTGTCCATCAACGATACCTGACTTATAGCCATATCCCATATTTACATCACCGAAAATTAATTTACCGTTTCTGATGGATGCTTCATTCACAAATTTGATACGTTCACTGGTCGTATCGACTTCGTTCTGACCAATGGACAGAACTACATTAAGCTGCAGTCTTCCGTCTCTGGTTTCCATATTAATGCCTGGTTCACTGGTACTGATCCAGCGGACGTTGTGGCTGTCAAGAATGTCCTGCACCCTATAGAAATCGGATAGATTACGGAACCATCTATCAAGCCGCCAGAAGATAATCACATCGATTTTCCCGGCTTTTACATCTTCAAGCAGAGAATGAATAGCCTTACGCTTTTTAAGCTCTTTACGGGCAGTTTTTCCCTCATCAGCATATACACCAACGACAGCCATATTGTGTTCCTTGGCATAGTTAATAAGATATTCTTTTTGGGATTCCAAAGATTTACCATGCATCATCTGTTCTGTAGTTGATACACGGATGTAGATTGCACATCGTTGCAATTTCATCATATCACCTTCCTAAGTATATGTGCGACATCGCACAAAAATGGGTATAAAAATAACAGCTGGCATAGAACGTGTGTTCCGCTTGCGATAGCTGCCTGAAGATGATACAATATGTAAGTCAAAAGTTTGGTTGATACCATCTTCGGTATTGCCTATGAAGATCCGTCCTTGCGCCAACAGGGGCGGTTCTTTTTTGCTTTAGTGGTTTTATTGTGGTGGATTACATACACCACATGGTCCGTAAACTCCTTTCACTTCTGAAAGATGCTTTTCAATTTGTGATTGTTTTAAAAATCTACAGCCGGCTCGATGATATTTCCCACCAGTATTGGTTATATAAACGGTGGGATCATTATTTTGTTGAGCCTGAGTGGCAGCTTGCGCTTGTTGCTGATCTTCAGCTTGTGCCTGTGCTTGAGCGGCAGCCTGAGCCTCTGCTTCAGCTTTTGCCTGAGCTTTGGCAGCTTCTTGAGCAGCCTTTTCTTGAGCAGCCTTTTCCTCAGCTTCTTTTTGGGCTTTTTCTTCGGCTAAACGCTTTTGTTCTTCTTTTGCTCTCTGCTTTGCAATAGCGGCTTTGTCTTCAACTTTTACTGTTAATTTATTACTTTTTATTCCATCATGCTCTGCCCAGATTTTATAAGAACCATCTTTAGTAGCGATAAAAGAAATATTTTGATTATTGGTGGTTATTTTTCCACCAGAGCATTTAAAGTCACTTGAACTTAACTCATAATCACTAGGTGTTGTAGTCGCTTCAATAGAAATCTTTTGATTAATATCGTATGTTTGTTCTGTGTCTGCTTTGAGAGTAATTTGCTCTAATTTATCGGGAGAAACAATGCCCGAAAGTGCGATTATGAGAATTAAAGCAGTGATAATTCCCTTTATTGGTTTTTTCCAGTTTGTATATTTCCACATAAGAAATAATCCTACAGGAAAGAACAAAATTAATAATGCAATAATCCAACCTGTTTTTTGATACCATTTTTTGTGATCAGGATCCTGAAAATTTGCTTGAGGTGCTGTAGGCATAGGTTGAGATCCTCCTTTGTTAGTTTTCTTTTGTTTGCTTGATTGGCCAGTTGTTTGAGTATAAGAGATTCCCGTACCAGGAATACCAACAGAAGCAGTTTTCTTCCCAGTTGAACTGGCTGTGTAATGAACTCCTTTGCCGCCAAAAGTGACACTGGTGCTTTTTTTGTTTAGATTGATTTTTACACCAGGAGCGATTTTAATACTTTTTCTAAATCGTAGCCCCATGCTGTTATCATTCCTTTCTTATGTGTATATTCAATCAGATATCTCCGCCATACAAATACTTTCGTATCAAGAGGGCAGTGTATTTATAGTTAGAGATACTGGATGAATCGTTATTATATTTTCTTAAATATCATCAAGTTAGGGATAAAATAAATTGTGTAGTTATCTACAGCTTTATATTCCCCGTATTTATCCTGGTAACAGTTAATGCAGTTTTCCAGATATTCTTCTGTAACATCCAGATACTCTGCAATTTCATATTTATCTTTACAACCGTGTTCGTAAGCTCTGATCAGACCAAATAATCCAATGCTGCGATTGTATCCCCAGAGCCGTGCCTGTCGCTCTTGTTTTCGATTACCGGTATATTCCATGTCAATAATATTACCGATAGAAGTGTAGTGGTGACCGAGTTCTTCTGCCAGAACACAGGCTTTTTCTGTAGTTGTATCTATATTATCTCTGATAGCAACAGTGCCATCACAATATAATCCCTTTATTCCATTACTTTCAAAAGGATAATCAATAACATCTATACCGTCTTTGCAGGCTTCTTCCTGTAGCTTCTCATATGTATTCATACAAACACCTCCCGCTCGAGTATATCAGATAAGCTGTCCTATAAATTACTTAGCTCGTTTATTCTTTACGAATTCAGCAAACTGTCTGATTTCATCCAGCTCAGATTCGGTGTATTCTTCACCATCAAAATGAGCTGCAAGGGTAGTTGGCTCATCGTGTTCATCGTCTGCCAAATAATCAATAGTGCATCCAAGATAAGAGGAAAGCTTTTTTAACGTGGAAAGTTTTACATTATCAGTTCCTTTTGTGTAAAACCCCGCTATGGTTGTATATGGAATTCCCGATTCTTTGGATAAGACGGATTTATTTATTCCCTTTTCAGCCATTAAGGCATCTAATTTATCAGTAAATGACATATCGCGTACCTCCTGTTACTTCTAATTATACATATAAAATAGACTTTGTAAAGTAAAAAATTACCCCACAAAGTAAAAAAATACAATTTAGAGGTTGACAAATTACCCTGTAACGTTTATATTATAATCACAAACTACCCCACAGGGTAATAATGGGAGGAGAGTGAAAATGTTTTCAAATTTAAATGCAGAAATGGGAAGAGCGAAATTGTCTATTAAAAGCTTATCTGAACTGACAGGAATAAATTATGAAACTTTGAAATTGAAGTTCAGAGGGGTAACAGAATTTAAGTTGTGTGAAATGGTAGAAATCAAGCGAAAAGCATTCCCAGACAAAACATTAGATTACCTATTTGCAACAGATGAAACAGGGAGGTGAGTAGATGGTGATAGCGGTAGTTTTGACAGTATTACTGGCAGTATCAGCTGCAAAAGCAATTTATTGGAAACTTTGCTTTCAAGGCGTACTTCTTTACATTGCTGAATGTGGAAGGCCATTACCCAATATTGCTTTGATAAAGAGATACGCCAAGAAAGTCGCAGTAAAATCTTTACATATTATGGAAGATTGAAATGCGATTTGATAATTAGGGACGCGGCTGACAAGGCAATCTGTGTTAAATCCTTAAGCGATTGCACACCCAGCTCAGCACCTATAGATTTTACTTTGTTGTAAAAAGAGTCATTTCTGATATTAGCAAGAAATTCATGCCCTTCAGGAGATAAATCCGAGACGACGCAACTTGTTCCGGTGATATTAATGGTTGCTTGAAAAAAGAAATTATTAAGTTGGCATTGGCGAATATGATACATCACTTCATCAAAGGAGTAATTTGGAAACAATTCAGGAATAGTTTCTTCGTCAAATCTCCAGCGATGATTTATATCGGGAATTTCTTCTACAACAAGAAGTATATCTCGTATGCAGTCAGGATTTAGTTTCATGATTAACAAGTTCCTTTCATTTGATAGGAAAATTATACCAGAGAACCGCAACAAGTACAAACAGTGATGCATAAACATAACCAAGGAGATAGAAAGCGGGTGGCGAGTATGAAACCAGATATGGAAAAAATCATTGAGGTGTTGATATCTCTTCTGGAGGAACAGGAAAAGGTGGAAATCACCTATACCATTGAGAAAACCGCTTAGGCGGTAGAAGGGAGGACAAGCATGAAAAGAAGAGGACCAAGAACAAAATGGCAGAGAATCGTCCGGGAAGTGGTGTTTGAGCTGCTGATTGGCGGAGTAATCGGGCTTACATTCGATGCAGTGTTATTTATTTGGTTGTTTGTGAAGTGAAGGAGGTGAGGACGTTGCAAGAGATACCAAAGTTGATGGATGATCATGAATTCCGGAAAGAACTGGAAAGAATCCAGGAGCACTTAGATGCAATCAGTAGGGAGTTAAACACCGTAGAAGTGCGAAGAAACTACCTGATCAGCTGTGTGACGGTGCCATCAGCAAAAATTTATACGCCGGATCAGCTAAGACAGATATTTGATCTGACGTGGAAATAAGAAGAGCACCCGTATAAGCCGGCAAGCTTTGGGCGCTCAGAAAATTAGTCAACTATATTATATGAGAAGAAAGGGAATTAGTCAAATGATTAAAGCAACATCACAGTCCGTTTGTAGCGGAATAACGGGATGCCAGGTAGAACTACTTGGATCAGGAACAGAACTGATAAAGGAATATAAAGGAGTTACAGTGGCAATGTATAGATCACTTCGCGGACATATGCCAGAAGAACTGGCAAAGGAAGTTCTGATAAGTATTACAAAGGAAGCCATTAAACAGGCGGAGGAGAAAAGATGAAGACGCTGAAAATTACAACGGATAATAAGATATCAATTATCGATCCGGATTTTGATCATAAAAGCCTGAGAGAAGAAGTCGGCGGATATGTAGAGTTAGTGAGAACCCAGAAACTGCTGGATTATTTCAAAACCAAAGTAGTCATGATCGTAGATGAAGAAGGTCTTGTGAAGAATCTTCCGGTGAATCCGATGGGATGTTATTTCTATGACACGAACAAACATGGGAATCCTATTGTAGGAGATGTGATCTTAGGCCTGCTGGTTGGATTTGATATGCATGTTATCGGTTTGGGTGACAGAGACGCAGAGCAGTGGATGGAAAAGATGTTGAAAGATTTTGAATTTTTGGAGAAAGAGTAATGGAAGATATACCGGGATATGATGATTGGAAGTCCACCCCGCCAGATGATCCGGAACCGGTTACATATTGCAGTGGCTGTGGAGCACCGTTGTATGAGGGGGATTACCTATATACGGTGCAAGGGGATCGTCTGTGTGAGGAGTGCTTGAATGATATGTACAGGAGGATATTGTGATGTGGAAAGTAGAAATAGTAAGGGTTTATAAGTCCAGTAATTTACTGTACGAGCATGAAGATAAAGTGATTTTCGAGGTAAACAGTTTGGCAGAGGCAAGTGAGATTACTTCGATATTTGATAAGTATGCTGTTGGAGAATATAAATATTCGATCACGCGTAAAAAAGAAAACAAAGAAGGTGAAGAGTAGATGGCACTTAAAAGTTATGAGGAATTGTTAAAGGTTGATGTAAGGCAGTATTGCGAAGAAAGAGATGGCTTTACATATCTGAACTGGGCGAAATGTATTGAATTGCTGAGACAGAACGGTGCTACCGAAGTGTATTGGGAGCCAATCCCTGATCCGCAGACCGGAAGCAGTCTTAGAAAAACAGACATCGAGTTCAAGGACAAGAATAACAATACGAATCGTTGTTATGAAACACGGATCAAAGTCGTTATCGATGATAAGGAATATGAAATGCAGACTCCAGTGATGAACGGGGCGAATCCGGTAAAAGACAATTCTATGAGTCAGCAGAGAGTATGGAACAGCATGTGCAGGGCATTTGTGAAGTGTGTGGCTATTCATACCGGGCTTGGATTTAACTTATGGCTGAAAGAAGAATACAACAAGCTGGAAGCAAAGATTCCTGGAACAGGAGAGAACCTTGCATCAGAAGCAAAGAAGAAGACACTCAAAACGCAGTGTACGGCGCACGGCATTGATTTGGATGCTTGGGTATGTGGAAACGGAAAGACAGTGGATACACTTACGGAAACAGAGTGCGCCAAGATGTTGAATGCGATCAAGAAAAAGTACGGTGATGATTGATGAATTTCACAGGAAAACTCGAAGGTTTGAAGATGGACTATGCTACTAAAAAGCAGAGCATCTCTGTAGAAGTGAATGAGGATGCCAGAGATGCATTCCAGGAACTGAAAGATTGTGAGAAGCTTGATATTCAGATTAAGAAACATCGAGAAAAGAGAAGCTTAGATGCGAATGCCTATTACTGGGTATTAATTACGAAGTTTGCTAAAAAGCTTGAATTGAGCAATCCGGAAGCACACAACATGTGTCTTATAAGATATGGATATCCGGTAATATTATCCGGGAAATCGGCATGTGCAACGATTCCAGACACGGAAGAAGCAGAGAATAAAGTGAAAAACTCTACAGAATATCACCTGCAGCCCACCTCACAAGTGAGAGAAGGAGTTGACGGTGTGATGTACCGGACATACAGACTCCTCAGAGGAAGCCGAACCTATAATACCGAGGAAATGTCCAGGCTGATATCGGGGCTGATCACAATGTGTAAGGAGGCACAGATCCCGGATAGAGAAATCGCCACACCAGAAGAAAAGAGACTCCTGAAAGAAAGGTATGGTGTGGATGTCTAAGAAATTGTGGAGCGTGTTCACAGATGATATGGATCATTGTTATTTTACCGGCACGCCATATTGCCATCGACATCATATATTTTATGGCCCGTATAGATCAATGTCTGAGAAATACGGCTTTGTAATACCGATAGCTTATTACTTACATGAGAATTATCCGGACAGTGTTCATCAGAATCCGAATAAGGGCATTGATCTGGAACTGAAGCAAATGGCTCAGAAGTATTTCGAGGAACATTACGGGACAAGGGAAGAGTTTAGAGAGATCTTCGGGAAAAGCAGATTGTAACTTATTAACATAGATTCCCTGGCATTGTAACCAAGAAATGTAACGCATAAGCACTCACCCAGCGTTATTTATTGCACAAGATGTTGTATCACGGCCAGAGAGCCAGGCTCTGGCGGAAAGGAGCAGCATGGAAGGACAGATAGAATTAGAGGATTATCTCCGGTCATTGAACTGTGAGGGATTTGACATTTGTGATTATATTCCGAAAGGACGAGCCAGTGCGGTTACAAGATATGAACTGTGTATGAAGACTGGTTTCAGGGACCGTCAGGTAAGAGATTTGATTCATTATGCAAGGCGTGACGGATCTATCTTGAATCTATCGGATGGAAAGGGATATTTCAGACCTGATTTGGATGATCCGATGGAAAGAGGAATGCTTGCAGCATATGTCCGGCAGGAGGAAAGCAGAAGAGATTCGATAGATTGGTCTTTAAATGGAGCTATAAAAGATTGTAAAGAAAACGGCATTGATTGGAGGACGTAATAAATGAATTCAAACCAGAAGGGAAAGAAAGGTGAGCGTGAGCTTGCGGCAATACTCAAAAGCTATGGATATGAGGACAGCCGGAGAGGTCAACAGTATTGCGGATCTAATGGTGACGCAGATGTAGTTGGTCTTCCGGGGATTCATATTGAATGCAAGAGAGTAGAAAAGCTGAATATCTATGATGCCGTGGAACAGTCAAAGAATGATGCAAAAACCGGTGAAATGCCGGTTGTCATGCATCGGAAGAATAGAAAAGAGTGGCTGGTTACTATGCCACTGGATGATTGGATGAAGCTGTATGAACGGTAATTATATTAAAGTCAGTCGGTCATTGCTGGACTGGTGCTGGTATCACGATGTTAATACCTGCCGGTTGTTTATACATATGTTACTCCGAGTGAACTGGAAAAAAGGTTACTTTGGAGAAGAAGTAATTGAAAGAGGAAGCTTTGTTTCTTCGATATCCAAGTTGTCTGCAGAGACTGGATTGAGTGAAAGAGAGGTTCGCACAGCACTGGAACACCTTAAGAAGACAGGCGAAGTGACATGCAATCGACACGCAAAATATAGCGTATATACAGTGGTTAATTACTGTAAGTACCAATCGAGTGACAGGCAAAATGACACAGAGAACGACATGGAAAACGACACACGAAGTGACACGTCTGTTGACAATCTATCGACAGGCAATCGACACGCAATAGAAGAAAAGAAAGAAGGAAAGAATAAAAGAATTAATAATACAGGGCGGTTTGAACCGCCGGATGTGGAAATGGTCCGAGCGTATTGCCAGGAACGTGGGAATAAAGTAGATCCGCAAGCCTTTGTTGATTTTTATGAATCCAAAGGCTGGATGGTAGGGAAAAACAAAATGAAGAACTGGAAAGCAGCAGTGCGTACCTGGGAGAAAGAAGACCAGAGGAGAAGCCAGACAAGGAAGGAAGAGACCGCCAAACGTGGCAGCACTGGATTTAATAATTTCACTGGCCGTGATTATGACATGGACCAGATGGAAAGAGCGCTTTTAGGAATTCCGGGAGGTGGAAATCATGCGGATTAAGCAGATCAATCCAAGAGGATGTTATGACATTCCAGGATATGACGGGAAGTACCAGATCAACTTTTCGGCAATGTTCGTAGGGCACTGAAACGTGGGTACAAAGCGCTGCACCCATATATCAAGACTACGAACGGTCGCAGGGTTGTGAAATTGAACTGCAAGGAACAGGTTATCATGAAGCTGATGCAGATCACATTTATCGGTGAATTGCCTCCGGGAATGGTAACTTATCACAAGAACGGGATTATCACAGACGATGCATTGAACAACATCGGAATCATTACCAGAAGCGAACTTGGTAGATTAACCGGAAGAGGCAACGGATGTGAAACTTCGGTCGTGAAGATCAGTGAAGAAGGACAGATCGTTGATTTCTACAGATCAGTAAGAGAAGCCGGCAGGAAGAACCATATGTCATATCAAACGATTTTAGATCGGATTAACGGGAAAGTGAAAAGTTTATATGCGCCGGATGGCTATGTGTACTGCAAGGACAATGCCAGAGAGATCAATAAGGCGGTCCGGAGGATAGAGCTGGACAACAGAGAAGAATGCAGTGTTGATTTTATACCGGCACCGGAAATAGTATTTGATTTTTAGCATAACGAAAGGAGACGGAGCTCCGGCCGGAGTGATGATGCATCGGCTCCTTTTGAAAAGATGAAAAACGGAGTAAGTAAGGTTTATACAGACAGACCGGATTATGCAGATTTTGATTCACCGGCAAAATTTGAGGCAATCAAGAGTATTATCGCGAAGAGATTAATAGAACATCCGGATGCCATATGCTCATATTCAGGCGGATCAGACAGTGATATCATGCTTGACCTGATTGAACGGACCAGAGCAATGTTCGAGTTACCGCCAATCAAATATGTATTTTTTAATACAGGATTGGAAATGAAAGCAACAAGAGATCATGTGAAGTATGTTGCAGAAAAGTATGGAGTGGAAATTGAAGAGAGAAGACCAGAGATCAACATCGTCCGGGCAACCAGAAAATATGGAATTCCATTCGTATCGAAAATTATGTCAGGAGGTTTGTCCGAATGGCAAAAGAAAGGAGTCCCTTTATCTATAGCAGATGAATATGATCAGGCAGAAGATAAGGCGGCGAAAAGAAAAGAGTTAAAAGAAAGATATCCTAAATGTGAAAGTCTGATTAATTTTCTTTGCTGCTGTAATTCGGCTGGGGAACCGAGACCAAATATTCAGCTCGTAATCAATTCATCAAAATACATGCGGGATTTCATCAAGGAATATCCGCCAGAATTTATGATAAGTGCGAGCTGCTGTTATTACTGCAAAAAGCAAATCGCGCATAAAGTTCAGAAAGATTACGACATGGTTATAACTGGAGAACGAAGAGATGAAGGCGGAATGAGATCGGTTCCTAGAAAAGATAATACGGCTCTTTGCTTCACGGAAACTGCAGATGGTCAGTATCGGTTGAGACCGCTCTACTATGTATCCGATAAGGATAAGGCATGGTATAAGGAGTATTACAAAATAAAATATTCGGATGCATATGAAGTATATGGATTAACCAGAACGGGATGTTGCGGATGCCCGATATCATATAAGGCGGTAGAAGATCTGGAAAAGATTCGAAAGTATGAGCCGAATGTAGTAAAGGCAGCATGGAATATTTTCGGAAAGAGTTATAAGTACCGAATGAAATATAACGAATACAAAAAGAAACGAATGGAAGAAGAAAAAAGGAGAGCTGAAAATGTCGAGGGACAAATGACGATATTTGATTTTCTAGAACTGATTCCAGAGGAAGGAGAAGACGATGGCGATAATACATAATGTTCGTGGTGGGACGGTTGGACTGAATGAAGAAGATCGGCTGATGATCGCAAGACTACTGGTGAAGGCGGGATATATGGTTAAGATCGGATACAGGACGATTCCAGGTAATGCGAAGGGTAAGAAGGAATACATAGTTGAATACTGGGAGGAGAAAGAGAAAAGAATAGAAATGTAGAATGGTGTCGAACCTTGACAATTGAATATTGATGGTTGGAGTGGTATAATTTCCATATCAAATAGGCGGGAGGAAATACTATGCAAAAGAGGGAATGGTACAATTTCATTAATGACCAATTAAATGAAAAGTTCACATTAATTGAAGAAATAGATAAAGAATTATTAAATCTTCAAAATATGAATTACGATTTTGCTGCATCTGGAAAAATAGAAGGAGAATCTATACGAATACAAGTAGATGATGAAAATTTCGATGATGACATAGTTATCGACAGAAAAGAAGTGTATCTGCAATGCGTATCAAATGATTTGACACCGGAAGAGGCAATAAAGAAAATCATTGAAATGAAAATTAAAGAGAAATAGAAAGAAATTATTCTTACCAACCATCAATATTCGATGGTTGGTATTTTTATGCTTAAAAATAGGCGAAAGGATGAAAAAGAAGAATGTGGAGGAATAGCGTTAAATGATGGGTAGATTGCAAGTGATTTGCACAATGGATCAGACAAAAGAAGCTAAGCAGAATGTTCAGAGATACATGAGAAAACATAAAAGTGATGAAGATTTTATTAAAAATATCAGTGATGATTTTGTGATGGGATTTATGATTTCTCAGAGAATGGCATGGGACGATTATGATAATGGTACACAAATGAAGAGGAAAGATGCGGAGAAATAGACTATGGAAAGATTAACACATAAAAGAAAAAGTGGTATGAAAACAGGGTACTGGTCCCCGAATAAGAAACAGGAGCTGGTGGATAGACTGGCGATGTATGAAGATCGGGAGGAGAGTGCCGATTTCGGCAAGTGGATTCCATGCAGTGAGAGATTACCAAAAGATAGACAGATTGTAGTAGCTGATATTGAATGTAGCATTGAGGACAGAATGTGCATATTCGCCTATTTTAAAATCGTTGATCACATGGAGTGCTGGATAAATGCAAATACTGGTTTTCGTGTTTTAGCCAATGTTGTTCAGTGGACACCATTGCCGGAACCATACAAACAAAACGACGAAGGAGCTGAGAAATGATTGAGCAGAGGAAGTACGAAGAAACAGAGACTAGAAGGTCAACAGCATTATGATGAACTGGAATCGGATATTGACAGGAGAGCAAGCGAGAGATTCCACAGGAAGCCGTATCAGAGCTATACGGTGGATGATTACCTGAAGAAGATGGGAGTAGACATAACGAAGGGAGTAGATGCCAGTGGAGCAGAGACTGGAAGAAAACAATATCAAGAATGAGAATAACCGGAAGAAAGAATATCTGAGAGGATACAGATCCAGTAGAAGACGTATCAACCGTATTGATGATGAAATTATTGAACTGAAAGAATTAGCTGCATCGGTGAAGGCAATTGATTATTCGGGCATGCCGCATGGAAACGGAAACCAGAAGGATCTATCTGATGAGTTGGCAAGGATTGATTCGTTGGTAGAAAAACTTGGGGTAGAAAAGGAAAGTTGCGTTGAATCTTATGTTTCTATCGAAAAGCAGATTAAGGAGATAAAGAACGAGGATGAGAACGACGTGCTGTTTTACCGATATGTGAAAGGCTTAAGATTCTGGGAGATTGCAGAGAAAATGGATTATAGTGAGCAGTGGGTACATAAATTGCATGGAAGAGCGCTAGCACATTTAAAGTTGCCAACATAATTTATCTTTATTTGTGTTAGTTTATTGAAGTTTAGTATGCAAGTTTGCTATCCTTATACTGGAATTGATGAACAGATATTAAATCATTCGATTAGTTCCCCCATAACCTAATAAAACCGAGAGAGGACACCTTGGCAATGCGGGTGTCTTTTTTGTTGCGTAATGTCGAGAAATGAGATATTATTATAGATGTTTAGGTGATTTAGGAAGGAGAAAAATGAACACAGAATTAATTAATTCATTGCCACTTCAGATAAGCGAAGTGAAAAGAGGACTAGTGATATCTCTCATAGTTTTGGTGGTATATTTGATAATGTTACTTATAGGGGATAAGTTTCAAAAAACTAATTTTGTTCAAAAAACAGCTAATATATTAGTTGCTTTTGCTGTATGGACAGAGTTAGTATTTGGAAATATATATGAATTATTTGGAAATAATGGATTGACATATCTTTTGATAGCTGGAGCGATAATTACATTAATAAATTCTATAGGGATAAGTCATCAAAATGATGATAAAGAAAAATAAGAAAATCTAACAGGCACCCTCCGGGGTGCTTTTCTAATGCAAAAAATAAACCAGAATTGAAGGTGGTGAAGTGGCGAATGAATACAACTTAAAACCAGTACGAAGCAAGAGGGAAGCGAGAGAACGTGGAAGAAACGGCGGAATTAAATCCGGTGCGACAAGACGTAGGAAAGCAGCTCTCAGAGATACAATGAACAGGTTGCTTACTATGCAAGTAGAAGTTGACAGCCTATCAGATATATTGCGGGCAGATGGTGGTGAGAGTACTTACGAAGAAGTAATTACAATGGCTATGATTCAGCAAGCAATGCTTGGAGATGTAAAAGCTTATCAAGCAATTATGAAAACAGTCGGACAGACAGATAAATCAGAAGAGGATCTGGAAGAGCAAAAGATCCGGACAGACAGAGCAAAAAGAGCCAGAGATCAGGAAGTTGGAGATACAGATGGTCAAGACGACAATATTCAGAGTTTCCTGAAGGCAATGAGGCCAACAGCAGAGGACCTGCAGGGACTATTTGAGGAGGATGAAGAAAATGCCGAGGCGGAAGAAGAGACCGGCGAAGTTTAATTTCAAGCCATTTTCTCCGCAACAGCAGAGATTGATTCACTGGTGGAGACCAATGATCAGAACTTCGGAGAACAATTATGTGATCGCAGATGGATCCATCCGATCAGGAAAGACGATCGCCTGCATTATTGGTTTTCTAACCTGGTCACAAGAAATGTTTTCTGGTGAGTCATTTATCCTGGCCGGAAAGACAATGGGAGCATTGAAGAAAAATGTGGTCAGACCGATGCTGCAAATGTTGGAAGCGTGGGGATGGCCTTATGAATACATCCGATCTGGCACAGATGCGAGGTTGGAGATTGGAACAAACACATATTATCTGTACGGAGCAAACACAGAAGCGGCACAAGATGCACTGCAGGGATTAACTGCTGCTGGTGCTTATCTCGATGAAGCAGCATTGTTTCCAAAGAGTTTTGTGGATCAGGCAATTGCCAGATGTTCAGTGGATGGCTGGAAGTTCTGGATGAACTGCAACCCGGCAGGACCGCATCATTTTATACGTGAGGAGTATCTGACAGAAGAAGCTATGAAGCAGAAAAAAGTATATCATTTGCATTTTACGATGGATGATAACTTCTCGATTTCTCCGAAACGTAAAGAAGAATATAAGAATGCATGGCCACATGGCAGTGTATTCTATAAGCGTTTCATTCTTGGAAAATGGGTTGCGGCAGATGGACTTATTTATCAACAGTTTGCAGATTGTGTACAAGATTATCTTGTTGATCAGAAGTGGCTGGACGAAAATCAAATAGTATATGCAGTAATAGGAGTCGATTTTGGTGGTACGAAGTCGGCTCATTCTTTTACCCTGACAGGCTTCACCAAAGGATTTAAACAGGTGGTTGTGCTGGATGAATATTACTGCAAGAAGCGCATTAATCCGAAGCAGTTGCAGGATGATTTCATTGATTTTGTTCGGAGGGCGCAGAGCCAGTACAAGACATATGAAGTATATTGTGATAGCGCAGAGCAGACATTGATATCAGGATTGGAAACGGCATGTATTCAAGAGCATGTGGTAATTGATATTAAGAATGCCATCAAAGGTCCGATTAATGATCGGATAGCATTCTACAATAGCCTGATAGCACAGCACAGATGGAAGATTATGAAGCATTGCACACATATCATTGCAGCATTTGAAGAGGCAGTATATGACGAGAAGAAAAAGAATATGGATGTGCGACTGGATGATGGCGAGATGAATGTTGATAGTCTGGACAGCACAGAATACAGCACAGAGAGCATACAAGATGAAATTATGTATATAGCAGCATAGGAGGTGGAAACGTGAGTGATAGCACATACAAGAAAGTAAAAGAGTATCTGGTACAGAAAGGATATCACGCGGTGCCGGATGAAACATATGACCACATTGATGAATGGCTAGAGTGGTATCAGAACGATGTTGAGAAGTTCCACCACTATAAGTTGTATAACGGGGCAGTTATGACAAACCAGGAGCGTTATAAACTCGGAATGGCGAAGACGGTCTGTGAGGACTGGGCAAATCTGTTATTAAACGAAAAGGTGTCCATTAAAGCTGGAAAGTATAGTGAACAGTTGTCAAAAATACTTAGATACAATAACTTTTCTAAACAGGGTAATCAGCTGATTGAAAAAGCATTTGCACTTGGAACGGGAGCTTTTGTGGAATATAAAGATGCAAATGACAGAGTGATCATAGATTATATCCGAGCGGATATGATTTATCCGCTATCTTGGGATAATGGAGATGTTACAGAATGTGCATTTGGAACATCAAGGATGTTAGACGGAAAAGAAGTTATTTATCTGCAACTGCATCGATTCGGGAAAACCGAGGACGGAGAAAATGATGAGCAGTATTACATCGAGAACGTTTATATTGATGCGAAGAGCGGAAAAGAGACTGATACTCCGGGGGATATCGAAGAGTTGGTATCAACAGGAAGTACAGAACCCTTGTTTCAGATTGTAGCACCAAATATTTGCAACAATATAGATTTGGATAGTCCTCTTGGAATATCTGTATACGCTAATGGAATTGATGAGGTAAAAGGCTGCGATCTTACCTATGACAGTTACATGAATGAATTCGTTCTAGGACGTAAACGAATCATGGTTCCAATTAGTCAGGCAAGAGTGCAGATGGAGAAAGATGGTACAGTCAGCCCCACCTTTGATCCTAACGATACTGTGTATTATCTGCTTCCGGAGGATAGAAGTGGAAATAATCAACTGACCGAGGTTGATATGACTATCCGGGCACAGGAGCATGAACTTGGCATACAGAAGTCGTTAGATCTCCTGAGCCTTAAAGTTGGAATGGGAGCTGGAAGATACCGCTATGATTCTGGTGGAGTTAAAACTGCAACAGAAGTAATTTCGGATAAGTCAGATCTGTATCAGAATCGGCAAAAACATTGCATTGTGATTGAAGATGTGATCATCAACATGGTACGTGCAGTGTCATTTCTTGATGTCAAAGAAGCTGTTGAAGCAACAGTGGATTTTGATGATTCGATCATTGAGGATAGCAACACACTAATTGATAAGAATATAAAGCTTGTGAATGCGGGACTTAGGTCTAAGCTTACAGCAATCATGGAGATCAATAAGTGTTCTGAGGCGGAAGCTTTGGAAGAATTAGAGCGGATCAGGGAAGACAGCCAGATAACCGGACAGGATATTGACTGGACAGGGGGAGATGATGATGAACTGGACGAGGAGAATGATATGTCCGAAGAAGAAGAGAAAGACGAGAATCAGGACCCCGATGATTCTAAGAGTGGCAAAACGCCTGTTCCAGGCGATAAGGAGTAGGTGGTAGTTTGTGAATATACTGGAGAACCAACAGCTTGCAGAACCTGTGGACGGCATCTATATTGATTTAGAGGCTCAAATATTACAGAACATTGCCAGACATCTGCAGGGGTGGGAGCAACCCATTGATACTGACAGGTGGCTGATGCAGAAGCTGGCTGAGATTGGAAAGCTTAATCAGGAAAATATCCGGCTGATTGCCAAGATGTCTGGATTAAGTCAGACTGCAGCTGAAAGAATGCTGAATGAAGCGGCACAGGATGCTATCGACAATATGGAACCAGGACTCCGATACATGGTAAGGCGGGGGTTCGCTGAGGAAGCTGTACAGGCTGATAAGAGCAAGAACGTGAAGCGTGTAGTGCATAGCTTCCGAAAACAGGCGAAAGATACGCTGAATATGTGCAACACAGTCATGTTGTACAAGGCATCCGAGAAATACAAGGGTCTCGTCAGCAATATAGCGCAGGAGGCATGGAACATTCTGAACAGTGGCGCTGGAGGAGTGGTGAGTGGTGTTGAGTCAAGACAGCAGGCGGTTAGACGGTGCATCAGACAGTTGAATGATAAGGGAATTCCGGCGTTCGTAGATAAGCGAGGGCGGGAGTGGACTCCAGAGGCTTATGTGAATATGGCTATGAGGAATACGGCTAAAAGTACAGCCGAGGAAGTTCAGGATGCCAGGATACAAGATGCAGGATGCCATTTGATTCAGATTGACAGTCATTCCGGTGCGCGCCCCAAATGTGCAAAAGACCAGGGCAAGATATTTGATTTGAATAACGGGAGTGGTTACATGGAAGATTTGCATGGTAAGAAGATTCGATACTATCCTTGGAAGTCCTCCAGTTACGGTGAACCGGATGGGATTCTGGGAATTAATTGCAGGCATCATAAGTGGCCGTTCATTCCAGGCGTGAATATACAGAGGTATTTTCCAACAGAAGATATGGATGCAAACGACAAGCTGTATAAGCAGACACAGGTGCAGAGAGCTCTTGAGAGGGAAGTACGAAAGCAGAAACGGGAATGTATGATGCTGGACGCGGCAGGAGATCAGGAGGGGTTCGAGGAAGCTTCTGTAAAGCTTAAGCGGACAGAGAATAAACTAAAGTATTACGTGAAAGATACTCCCGGATTACACCGCAGGACTGACAGGGAACAGATTGTAGGGTTTGATAAGAGATTATCTGCAGAAGCTGTGGCGAAGAATAAGAAAGTACAAAAAGAAGTTGCTTTAAAGATAAGAAATGATAAAATAAAAGAAGAACTAACAGAAGCAAAAATAAGAGGTGTTCCAAGAATTAATCCGGATAAGATAGATGTTTCGGAGTTCTCGTTTGATGCTGGACATATAAATGCAGAAAGAGAACATAGCGTTTCCAGAGAAGAGGCAGAAAGGTTTATAAAAGAAGCGGATATTTCTCTTACTCGCTGGAATGGAAGATTTGTAAACTATTACGGACCTAATGGAGCCGTATACGTTGATACAGAAAATAATAATATTCGAACAGCATTTAAGAAAGAACAATTCGATGAACAAACACTAAAAATCAGGGAGGTGGCAGAAAAATATGGCATCAAAAAAGATTAAATGTCCGTTATTGGGGACTGAAATTGAAGATGGGATATGCTTTGATATCCATATGAATGTTGAAGGACTGGCACCTGATTGGACAATTCCGGAAGCGGTGCGAAAAGTCACTGGTTATAAGGAAATCTGTTTAAAATGTCCGAATCATAGGGAAGATTAACGCCACTGATCAGAAATGGTTGGTGGTATTTTTATACACATTTTTAGGAGGTGATGCTATTGATTGCAATAAATATTACCAGAACCGGTCTTACAGTGGATGGCCATGCAGGATATGCAAAAACTGGAAATGATATCATTTGTGCTGCCGTATCAGCATTAACACAGGGACTTGTACATTCGCTCAAAGCGCTTACAGATGACGAGATCTCTTACCACATTGCTGACGGGCATATTGATATAGAATATAAGGATTTATCAGAAAAGGGGTGCCTTCTGGTAGATTCTTTTTTTATTGCCGTGAGTGACATACAGAGAACTTATGGTATTGAATACGTACAAGCTACGGCTGCCGACGGGCGTTAAGCGGAGAAATGGAGGATAATCATGAAGAACATGAACATGAAAGAAAGATACTGGACAATAAACCTGCAGCTTTTTGCCGGAGACGGAGGAGACGATGATCCGGGAGATGAAGGCGGAGATGATGATAACGATGATCCAGGAGACGACGATGACGACAGCGACGATGATGACCAGGAAGAGAATGAAAAGAAATTCTCTCAGAAGGACGTAGATGATGCCGTCAAGAAGCGTCTTGCCAGAGAAAAGAGAAAATGGCAGAAAGATCAGCGGAAGAAGGCTGGAAAGAAACCGAACGGCAAGGTTAAAACCGGAGAGGATAGCAACAAGGATGACGATGTCGAAACACAGGAACTCCGTGATAAAGCTGCCAAAGCAGATGAGATGGAGATGAAATGGACATGCCTGGAGCATGACGTGGATAAGGCTTGTGTGGATGATGTTCTTGCACTGGCCAGAGTGCACATGGCTAAAGATGAGGATATGGATATCGAGGACGCTATCGATGAGGTATTAAAAAAATACCCGCAGTTTAAAGAATCTTCCAAAGAAAAAGATGAGGAAGAAGATGAAGGGGAAACAAAAAACAGGTCTTGGGGACAAAGGCAGAATGGACGTAGGAAAAAGACATCTGGCGTTGAAGCTGCTTTCTTAAAAAGAAATCCAGGACTGAAGATTGATTAAGAAAGGAAAAATGTGAAATGAGATATTTAATGTTTTTACAGTTATTTGCGCATGCACACCAGGAGAGATGGTCTTCTCTGGTAGATGCAAAATTAAGACAGAGTCTTGTAACACGAGATAATTATATTTTTAATACAAATTACGAAGGAACACCGACTGCAGGAAAGGTAAAGATCCCTGTAAGAGATACGGAAGTGACCGTAAAAACCTACGATAAGGCGACAGGTGTTGATCTGGAAACCGGAAGTACTACTTACATGGATCTGGATATTGATCAGGATATGGCAGTCAATGAGTTGATTGACGGTTACGATGCAGCATCTGTTCCAGATAATCTGGTAGCAGATCGTCTGGATTCTGCCGGTTATTCTCTGGCACTGGACATGGATGAAAAATCTATCAGATTGTTGGAAAAGACTTCCGGCGTCAATGTATGCGCAACCAAAACTGCCACAACAGAAGAAACCGCATATAAGGAAGTCCTTGCTGCAAAGACTTACCTGACCAGAAAGGGCGTACCAGCAGAAGGGCGCTGGATGATCTGTTCGCCGGAATTTATGGCAACATTGATGATGGACGATCATTTCATTCGTCAGGGAGATCTGTCTCAGCAGATGAAGAACGCAGGAGCAACTGGTGCGATTGCAGGATTCGCTCTGTTTGAATCCGGAAATACGATGTTTGAAGATACAAAGATCGTGGCTTCTAAGAAAACTTCAACGGAATTTATCGCCGGACATCCGAACTGGTGTCATCGTGTGCAGGAGTGGGCGGTGCAGGTACATGCACAGGATCTTTCCGGATCTGGTAAGTATATTGGCGCATCAGCAGTACAGGGACGTAAGATCTTCGGTATGAAGATTTCTAAGCCACAGACTGTATATGTTAAGAGAATAGAAGTTGCAGCATAAGGAGTTGATCCTAAATGTATGTAGATGAAACATATTACAATGATGTATTCAAAGGGGAGCCGGTAGAATCTGCCGACTTCCCAACTTTATGTCAGCGAGCAGGAGAAATCATTGAAGAGATGACGCTATACAGGTTAACCCAAGAAGGCTTTTCAATGATGTCGGAAAGTACACAGAAGCTTGTGAAGAATGCGGTCTGTGCTCAGATGGAATATCTGGATGCAAACGGCGGAGCAGAGATGGACATGGGAAATGGAATGTCTGGAGCAACGCTTGGAAAATTTTCATATTCTGGAGCATCTTCGGGCAATGGATCTACGGAGCAATCTATATTTTCACCGAGGGCAGAAAGAATTCTCTGGCCAACCGGATTGACTTATCGAGGAGGTAGCTGTTGATGAGACCGATTCCGAAAAGACTGTTGATTCACACAGCCACCCTGTATCAGCGAGTCAATGTGGATAA